CTAACCTACACCACATACCTTTTTGGTGCGGCTTCTGTGGGCTTTGGCCGTGGTGCAATGGGCGGTGAAGCCTTTGAAACTGACCGTGACATTCTGGCCGGTGACGTTACCAGCACCAGCAGGGCGCGGATAGTTATACACCCAGGCGGGTGCCGGTTCCTTTCAGCTTCTGTGGCGGGCGCGGGTCCGACCAGGGCAGAATTGCGCTTGCCGGCCAACTGGGCCAGGGTGTTTGAAGCCAAAAATGTGCCTATAGTTCAGGTGCGCCATTTAATCTAATCCAGGTAACTGGTTAGAACCACAGCTGGGGGCCACCACAATGGCCCCTGGCACTTCTGAGGACAAACCCCATGGGATTGACAGCACACAACCGCAAACGGCGGGAAATGGAAGCACAGGGCGGCGGCGGCCAGCTGATAAAAGCACAGGCCCACTATGACCAGGCGGTGACCAGGTGCAAAGGCCTGGAACTACAGTACCGGATGGCTGAAGGACACCTGGCAACTATGGCAGCGGCACTGGAAGCGGCCCAGCCAAAGGCAAATAAAAAGCCCGCTGCAAAGAAAGTGCAAAAGAAAAAAGGCAAAAAGCCAGCGGCCAAAAAGGAAAAGTAAACCATGGCCGTGACCCTACAAGCTGACCCCACCCTGGCTGATTTTAACGCCTATGCAACCAGGGCTTTTGTAACTTCATTTCTGATTGAAAAGCGGCTGTTTGCCAGCACCTGGGATGCTGTGGCCAATAAGGATGCAGCCATCATGTGGGCCACCAGGGAACTGGACCGGCTGAACTATGCCGGCACCAGGGCCACCAGTTCAAACCGGCATGAATGGCCCAGGACAAGCGTGCCTGATGTGGCCAGTGACGAAATCCCAATACAGCTGCAGGAAGCCACCGCTGAATTGTCATTCTATTTGGGCCAGGTGGACAGAAGCCAGCCTGATGACCAGGAAAAATTTGAAAGCCTGAAGGTGGGGCCCATCACCCTGGCCTTCAGGGAAGCGGCCACCGGCAGGGAACTGACCAGCGAAATGCCCGACAGCGTGCGGGGCCTGGTCAGGCGGTTCCTGGCGGGCGGCACCGTGGGCACAATTAACCGCAAAGCTGTGCGGGTGTAATGGGCCTGCAGGCAACAATTGAAGCGGGGGTGGCCACTGCCTTCCTGGCTGTTGGTGACCTGGCTGTGGTGATGCCGCTGCAAGACCCCAGCACAATGGACGCGGTGACAGAAATTGAAGTGCCTGGGGCCACCGGAACGGTCAAGGTGATTCAGCTGACCCAAATGGATGCTGAAAAGTATGGGGCAGGATTGAACTGGCGCGGGGTGGCCGGTGATGTGCAGGCCAGTGATGTGTTTCTGCTGGCTGACCTGGCCAGCGCCACCGTGACGGTCAAGCAAGGGCAAACCGCCACCTGGAACGGTTCAACCTATCAGGTCCACATGGTGCAGGACATACAAAGGGCGGCCCTGATGCTGTCACTGAGGCGGCCAGTATGAGTGCTTCCATTCAGGTCATCAATCCATTCAAAAATCATGGGTCCACTGGCTTCTATCACAGGGCCTTAGCGGCCATTGCGTTTGAATACTACAAGCGCATAACAATGAAGACCCCCAGGAAGACTGGGCGGGCTGCAGGTAATTGGCAGATTAGTGTACGGGTGCAACCACCTGGCCAGAACAACCGGCTTTTGCCTGTTGATAACACTTTTTCATCTGCTGAAGCGGCCAAACTTTCAAAGTCTAAGGTGATAAATTTCCCCAGTATCACCATCAGCAATGCGCTGCCCTATATCCTGCCGCTTGAGTATGGACTAAGCAAAACCCAGGCCCCTGGTGGCATGGTCAGGGTGACCTTTTCAGAACTGAACAACTGGTCTGCCAGGGGGCTGAAATGACCTGGGAAGCTGAAAGGGTGACCATTGTGAGCGCCTTTAAAACAGCCTGGGAAGCGGGCAGTAATCTGCCGGTTCAGTGGGAAAACCAGGCCTTTGACCCCCCAGCTGACGGCGGTATTTTTCTATCACTTTCTATTCTGCGCGGCCAGTCAACCCAGGCTGGAATGGTGGGCGGCGGGGTGGCCATGTACAGACACCCAGGCATTGTCCAAATTGATGTGAGTATTGCCCAGGGTAAAGGCACGCGGGTGGGCCTTGAACTGGTGGATGAAATCGCCCTGATATTCAGGGGCAAAAACATCAGCGGGATTATTTTTCGAGCGCCAGATATACGGCGCATGTTAGAACCTGAAACCAGCCGCATCAGGTTTATTGTCACCATTCCTTATCACAGGGATGCCAATTTGTAATTTACCAAAGGACACAAAACCATGAGTGAGTCAAACCGAACTATTTTACGATATGTTCCAGAAGTGACATATGGGGTCACGCCTGTGGATGACGCGGGCTGGAAACCAATCCCCTTCAATTCAGAAAGCCTGAATGTTGGGCCTGAAACAACCCAAAGCCAAAGGATACGGGGCACTGACCGTATGCCTGCTGATATGAAAAAGGTCAACACCAACGTGGGTGGCCAGGTGGGCATTGAATTCAGTTTCGCTGACTTTGATGACTTCCTTGAAGCTGCCATGGGCGGCACCTATTCAACCGACACCCTGACGGCGGCCAGTGTTTCGCACTCTTTCACCATTGAAAAGGAATTTTCTGACCTTACAAACCACTTCATACAGCTGAAAGGCTGCAGGGTGGGCCAGCTTGATTTGTCATTTGGGATTAATGAACTGGTCACCGGTTCAATCACTTTTGCCGGTGCAGATGGCCTGGAAGCGGCGGCCAGCCTGGTGGGGTCAGGCAGTGAATCAGCGGCCACTGGCAATGATGTTTTTGCCGGCAATGTGGACACTGACAGCGTGACCTATGACGGCACTTTAATTTCCACCAGCGGCATAATTATCACCAGAATTGACTTGTCAATAAACAACACATTGCGGCCAAACTATTCCCTGGATAGTGTCACACCTGTGGACCAGAAAACCGGCACCCACAGGTTCACCGGCACCATTGAAGCCTATGTGGCAGATGAAAGCTGGGAAATCTATGAAGACATGCTGGCCAACACTGAAGTTGCACTGGCCTGGACATTCACAGACGATGCAAGCAAGGGCTATACCATCAGCCTGCCGAAAATCAAGCTGTCAGGTGAAGCCCCTGGTGCTGCTGGGATAGACCAGGACAACATGATACGGGCTGAATTCCTGGCGATTGAAACACCGCCAGTGATTACCCGCATACCCTAACCGGTAGCAGTAAGGATAAACTGGGCCAGGGCGTGCCTGTGGGCGCGTGCTGGTGTCTTCATCCGTGCCAAGCTGGCCCAGTTTTCTAATAACGGATGAACCCTAAATAACGGATGAAATAAATATGAAACTTGCCACAAAACGTGATGACGTACTCGCAGAAATCGACGGTGTATGGGTAGAATATGAGGATGCAAAGATACTGATTGCCCGCCTGGGAAACCCCAAGAACCGCAAGTCTTTTGAAAAGGCACAGCGCAAATTTAAGACTAAAATCAAGCGTGAAAAAATGTCAATTTCAGACAACCGTGAAGTCACCGCCAGGACACTTTCAGAATCAATCATATTGGATTGGAAAAACATTAATGACTTTGAAGGCAAGCCCCTGGCAGCCACCGTGCCAAACTTTTATAAGGCACTAAGGCATGATATTGACTTTAGGGAATTTGTCAGTGAACAGGCTGACATTTCAGAAAATTTCAGGGCTGCTGAAGTGGAAGGTGATGGGGGAAAGTTGCAAAGTGGTTCTGGTGGCAAATCCAGCACGGTGACCAGGAAAAGTTAAAAAAGCTGATGGCCATAGCTGAACGGCTTGAGCGTGAAGGCTGCCCGCCACCAAAGGAATTGCGTGACCGGCCCAGGCTGGACATGGAACAAAGATACCTGGCCCAGCAGTTCATGGTATTGCACAGGACCAGGGGCATGGGGCTGAACGGCCCTGACCCCATCACACTGCAGGCCTGCAGTTCCTTTCTGGAATTCTGGCCCCAGTGGGATGCGCTGAAATTTGTAGAAACAATGCTGGTGGCTGACCAGGTTTTAATAAGGCTGATGAATGAACACAATGCAGACAAAAAAGGAAGCTGAATAAATGGCCAATGTGCATGATGTTCTAGTCCGATTTAATTCAAGCAGGGCGCGGCAGGATGCCGGCAAGTTTGATAAGTCAATGCAACGCCTGGACAAGCGTGCTGGGGGCCTGGGCAGCACCTTCAAGCGCATGGGTGCCATCATGGGTGCCATAGGCTTTGGATTGGCGGCCAGGGATATGGGTCAGACCCTGGTGGCCACTGAAAAGATGAAGGCCAGCCTGCAGACCATGACCGGCAGCATGGAAAATGCCAACGCTGCCTTTGGTGCCCTGAACGAATTTGCCAGAACCACACCCTTCACCATGGACCAGTCAGTGCAGGCCTTTATCAAGATGAAAAGCCTGGGCCTGGAACCAACAGCCGAAGCCCTGACCAGTTTTGGTAATACCGCCAGCGCCATGGGCAAAGACCTGAACCAGATGATTGAAGCCATAGCTGATGCCAGCACAATGGAATTTGAACGCCTGAAGGAATTTGGTATTAAGGCCAGGCAGACACAGGAAGACGTGGCCTTTACCTTCCAGGGTGTCACCACCACCGTGGGCAAAAATGCTGAAGAAATAGTGGGCTACCTGCAAAGCATAGGCAAAGAAACTTTTGGTGATGCCATGGAACTGCAGATGGAACGGCTGCCAGGCCTGCTGTCAAATCTGCGGGATAATGTTCAGAACCTGTGGCGGGCCATAGGTGACGCGGGTGCCACCAAACTTTTTGAAAGCGCCATCAAATCAATGGCCAGCGGTGTGGCCAGTCTTATCAATTTTATTGAAACCGGCTTTGCTGCTGAACGTATCAACATTTTAATGTCAGGCTGGACCATTGCATTTACTGAATCATTCACAATCATCAGTGAAGCCTGGGCAAATCGCCAGGGTGAAATGGTGGAAACCCAGC